GATCACAGGTTCTGCCGGTGGTGCTGCTACTAGCGACTTGGATGCTATGGAAGTTAACTTCTTGTCTGAGCGTTGTGTATGTACCTTGGGTGCTAACAACTTCGTATTGTTCCGTTACGGTGCTTAATCACTAACGAAATAAAAAAAGTTGATTCATTTAATCTGGAGAGTGCTGGCAACGGCGCTCTCCTTTTTAAAAAGTAAAAAATCATATCAAATTATATCATGAAAAAAAACGCAACACCCGTAGACAAAGTCTACAAACTGATTCACTCGTCTCCCCTTTCATTTACTATTCCTTCAAGGAGTACTAGGAGATTCCCATTATTGTATTTTGACGAAGACTCAAATACTAACCGCCCATTGAGGTATGCGATAAACCAAAAAAGCCCATTCGAGGATGAGCAAGATGGTAATCCACTCATTGAGCCTGTGATATTCGAAGATGGTATGCTTCGTGTTCCAAAGAACAACCCAGTCCTTCAGCAGTTTTTGTATTATCATCCGATGATGAACACCGTATTCGCGGAAGTAAACCACGAGAAAGACGCTCAGTCAGAAGTACAATTCTTGAATGAAGAAGTGGACGCTTTGATTGAAGCACGTTCATTAACCATCGATCAATTGGAAAATGTATCTCGAGTTTTGTTTGGCAAAGACCCAGCGGTCGTGAGTACTGCCGAATTGAAAAGAGATGTATTGATTTATGCCAAGCAAGATCCAAGAGGATTCTTGAACTTGATCAATGATCCGATGTTGAAACTAGAGTCCAATGTACGCAAGTACTTTGACGGAAAAGTTTTGGCATTCAGAAACGGAAACAAGGAAGTTTGGTTCAACACTCCTTCAAGCAAGAAGAAGATGATCAACATTCCTTTCGGATCAGATCCCTACGTTGAGGTTACTTTGTACCTACAGACCGACGAAGGTATTGATGCATTGAAACTTCTAGACAAGAGTCTAGAGATGATCTAATAAACTTTATTTCTTATCAATGAGAGGGGGCAAACGCTCCCTCTTTTTTTTTGTTTATCTTTGCTTTAAACAATAACATGATTAATGAAGTAAGAAATACCGTGTTGTCCATATTGAATAAGAACAATTACGGATATATATCTCCATCAGACTTCAACTTGTTTGCTAGTCAAGCACAGATGGAATTGTACGAAGAGATGTTCTTTGACTACAACAAAGTCATCACGATGGAGAACAGGCGCGAGTCTGGTACTGACTACGCAGACTTAAAAAGAACTTACGAAGAAGCGATGGAACTTTTTATTTCCAACAACCCTCTTCAAAACTTTGCAGGCAGCGTGTTTTTGCTACCAAGTTCGACCACTACTGGCGATGAGTACTATATGATAGTAAAGATTATATGCTATCCAACGGTGCTAGACAGTGGAGCCAACACTTCTGTGGTATCTTTTCAGTTGGTTGATAGTGGTGCTACTTTCACGACAGCAGGAATTGTTGCCGGGGATGTAGTAGTTAATACCACCACAAATACAGTGGCTAATGTAATATTGGTTTCTAGCAACACAGTTTTATTGTTGGACAACAACATATTCACCACAACTCCTGCTAACTTCTTGGTATTAAAAGCAAGCGCAGCGACAGAGGCAGAGAAATTGACACAATCAAAATCAACATTATTGAACACGTCAATGCTCACAGCCCCATCAACTTTATTCCCTACATACACACAGCAGGCCAATGTAATGACAATCACACCTGTGAGTTATAAGGTTCCGGGCCAAGTGATTGCCAACTACTTCAGATACCCATTTGTTCCAAAGTGGACATACATTAGTTTGGCAGGTGGTGAGCCTGTATTTGATCAGACGCAACCCGACTACCAAGATTTTGAATTGTCTCCAGACTATGAGTACAAGTTGGCTACCAAGATATTGGAATACGCCGGTATGTCTATCAGAGAGACTGAGGTAGTTCAATTCGGAATGACACAACAAGCCCAACAACAACCATAAACCATGGCTTATATATCCCAATATCAATACTACGAAAACAGCGGTGCTACTCCAGAGAATGAGAACTGGAGCTCATACCAATATGTAAGTCTACAAGATATCGTCAAGAACTTTCAGTTGATGTATGCGGGCAACCACTCACTAGTCAACAACGAGGAGCGGTATCGGATACTATTCCACGCAAAGAGAGCGGTGCAAGAGTTGAACTACGATGCATTCAAGGAGATTAAAGTCCTTGAACTTACCGTTGGTAGTAACTTGAGGTACATTCTCCCTAGCGATTTTGTCAATTGGGTACGTATTTCTTTGTTCAGAGATGGTCTATTGAGACCAATGACAGAGAACGTTCAGATACTTTCTTCTAGCGCTTACTTGCAAGATAGTAAAGCCAATATCCTATTCGATCAGAACGGGAATATATTACAACCACAGAACTCTCAGATAGACATGGAGCGCTTGAAGGGAACCAAGAGAAACATCTACTTGAATCCGGGCGCAATGTTTGACGGGCAAGAGGGTTGGAACATTGATGGCAATTGGTATTTTGACTATGGCATCGGCGCGCGCTTTGGATTAGAAACAGAGTTAGCAAACTTCAACCCAACATTCGCCATCGACAAGAAGGCAGGTGTAATCAACTTCAACTCTGACATGTCAGATCAACAATGTATCGTTGAGTATGTATCAGATGGTATGGAGAACGGAGATGATTCTTTGATAACTGTTAATAAGTTGTTTGAAAAATATGTGTATGCCTATATTCAGTACGAGATACTTAGTTCAAAGTTGGGTGTACAAGAGTACGTTGTGGCTAGAGCAAGAAAAGAAAAGTCTGCATTACTTAGAAACGCAAAAATAAGATTGAGCAACATTCATCCCGGCAGACTATTGATGAGTCTTCGTGGCATGGACAAGTGGATAAAGTAACATGGCGAACACTACAAGGAATTTCATAGCAGGTAAAATGAATAAGGCCGTCGATGAACGCCTTATTCCTGACGGGCAATATATCGATGCTCTCAATGTTCGTATGGGTGCCACTGAGCAATCAGAGATAGGTGTCATAGAGAACTCAAAGGGTAACGTATCCTTGACCACATTGACCTACATAGATGGCACGCCATTGAGTGCAGATGCCAGATGTATAGGAACACTTGCTGATGGAGAGAAAGAAACTATCTATTGGTTTATTCACGACTCCAACTTTCCAGTTGGTGCCACCGGTAAACTTGATATGATTGTTTCCTTTAATGTATTAACAAATATATTAACCTACCACATCATCAGCATCGATGATACTAATGGTGACAATACCACGCTAAACTTCAATCCAAAATATCTAATCACTGGTGTTGATATAGTAAAGACAGGTAATCTTGATGAGAGTTTATTGTTCTTTACGGATGATTACAACCCACCAAGGTTCATCAATGTACGCAGAGGGTATCCAAATCCAGACCCTTCCACAAATGAAGATCAATTCAGTGCTGAGTCAATCCTTGTTGTAAAAAAGCCACCGGCTGAGTCTCCAACAATCAATCCTATTGTGACTGGCGGTCAAGATAACTTCCTTCAAACGAGGTTTATTTGCTTTGCTTATAGATATAGGTACGCAGATGGAGAGTATTCAGCAACGTCTCAGTTCTCACCACCAGCGTTTCTACCGAACCCATTTCAATTTAGTATAGATAGTTATCTAAACGAGGGAATGATCAACAGAGCGAACGCTGTGGAGGTTACATACAATACTGGAGGTCCGTTAGTAGTTGGTTTTGATTTGCTATTCAAAGAAGCGAGCGGAAACGTGATCCGCGTTATCGAGAGACTAGACAAGACTACCGGTGACAATGTGGATGTGACATTCACTTTTAACAACAGCAAGATTTTCACTCTATTGCCTACATCAGAACTGCTCAGACTCTATGACAATGTGCCATTGCTAGCAAAGGCTCAGACATTAATGGGTAACCGCTTGATGTACGGTAACTACGTAGAAGGCTATGACTTGATTGATAAAGATGGCTTTCCTGTGAAGTTGGAATATCAAACTAGTTTAGTAACTGAGATAATTGGTGAAACAGAAATCCTAGATTCTACAAGCACAGGTACTTACAGTATTGATGGGGTTCAAACGATCCCTGCTTCTATATTTGAGATTGACTTGGTAGGTGCCGACCTAGTGGCAGGCTCTGCAATAAGCGTAGAGTTTACATTCAATCACCAATCTTTTAGTGGTTCTCCTGTTCCATCTGAGACCACCACAAACATATCTTTAACCTTTTCGTTCTACCTATCTACTTCGTACTCATCTGTTTATGCATTAGCAACAAGTCCAGAGTTCGAAGAAGCGGTAGGTACAACAGGAAATATCAAGCCTGTATTCTCTTCTGTCCCCGGTACAGAAACATCGTGTGATGGAACAACACTTACCGACCAAGTGAACTGCGCAGCGCCTAACAACTTGGACGCTTTGATTAAGTTTGCTAGTGGTATCAGTGCAGTTGGCCAGCCTATTGCTGTTATCACAAGCCCTGCTAGTACAGTGATTGGCTTTCAATTACCGGCAATAGAATACGTTGACAACACGAATACTCCAACAGTTCAAATCTATGAGTACTACGAGGTTACATTTGTTGAAGCCACATTCCAAGAGATTGCCAATCCTCAAAGCCTTCATAGTAATAGGGATTATGAGATTGGTATTGTGTACATGGATGAGTTTAATCGCTCAACCACTGCATTGGTTAGTGAGCAGAACACCACTCACATCCCTTGCGCTTACTCTGCAAATCAGAACTCTATATACGTAACGATACCGGTAACACAGGTAGCGCCAGTTTGGGCAAAGAGATACAAGTTCGTAATCAAGCCCGATGAAGAAAATTATGAGACCATTTACACATCTATATTCTTTCTTGACCCATATTCAAATGATGCGTACTTCCTATTGGAAGGCGAAAATTCAAAGAAAGTTGAAACAGGAGACAGATTAATTGTAAAGGCCGACACTACTGGCCCTACTCAGCAATGCGTATACGCTACAGTTCTTGAGAAAGAATCCAAAGCAGCGGACTTCATCACCATACCAAGCACATTGGATCCATCGGTGAATCTCCCTGTGCCATCAGGCGTTTACATGAAGATCAACCCGAACAGTTTCAATGTGGTTAACGATGAGTTGGCTATCATTGCGCCGGGCAAAAGAGTAGTCAATCAAGATAATGCAAACGAGTATCCATTGCTTGGGTACCCAATGAACAGATTTGACACAGTAACATCTACATATGTGGACTACGATGTACCCGCTGGAAGTCGGATTCGTTTGTACTTCAAGTTCGAGCGTTTGGGTACAGGTGACGGAAATAAAAAGTGTGAAAGGCGTATCTATACATTGGATAAAACATTGGTTGCATCGGCAAACTATGACAACATGGTTGATTGGTGGAACGGAGACAATGTGCAAGCAATATTGAATGATGGTATTAGTGATGTTGGCGGAAACAATTGCGCGGTAGATAACCAATACATCCCAACAATAACGAACAACAACGTAGATATTCCCACTGCGCTATGTACCAATTATTACAGATTCTATAGAGACCTTTTATCAAACCAATTACTATTGTTGGTTACCGGAACGAACAGTTGTTCTGGTGCATTCAGCGCTACTAAGAGGAGGTCTAGTATCACCGCCAACGTTGAGGTGTTCAGAGCAGATACCACTTTAATATTTGAGACGCAGCCAATCGATGCATTACCAGATGTATTCTTTGAGAACGATTTGTCTTTCTCAATCGATATAGATGGCAACCATAGTGGTAACGTAACGAATCAAGATATTGCTTTGGGGATTGCTGGCGTGGTAGACACGAAGTTCTTCAACTGTTTTGCTTTCGGTAACGGAGCAGAGAGTTACAAAATCAGAGACTCTGTCGTTGGAAGACCATTCAATCTAGGCAATAGAGTAACATCGGTATCAGAGCAAGACTACAGACAGGTAGATCGCTACGCTGACGTTACCTATAGTGGTATATATAATGACGAATCGAATCTCAATAGGCTGAATGAGTTTAACTTAGGTATACTCAACTTCAAAGCATTGGAAGATTCCTTCGGGCCTATCTACATATTGGATGGCCGCAGAACGGACATGCTTGTTCTTCAAGAGGACAAAATATCCTATGTACTTGTAGGAAAGAACATTCTATCTGATGCCGGAGCAGGTAGTGCGCTTACATCAGTTCCAGAAGTATTAGGAAATCAGGTGGCTAAAGTTGAAAACTATGGTATTAGTTTTAACCCAGAGAGTTATGTTCAGTGGGGTTACGATAGATACTTTACCGATGTAAAGCGCGGTGCTGTATTACAATTGAGAGGTGACTCATATGCGAGCGATCAGTTAGCCGTGGTTTCTGAATTGGGAATGAGGAGTTGGTTCCGTGATGAATTCATTTCAGCATTCAACACTCAGAAACTTGGAGGGTATGATCCGTACATGAATGAGTACGTATTGGTTTCTAATGAAATTGACCTTCCTGTGGTAGAACAATGCTTGGCTTGCGGAGTGAGTCAGACGTTTAGTTTCTTCTTGCCGGGCGGATCAACATTT